ACGAGTGTTACCTATACGAACGATAACGAACAAGATAACAAATAATAAGATATGACAAACATTAATTCATTATTCGATAGTATTAAAGATAGTATGGAGAAAAGCACTGGCCAATCTAATCGTGGTCAGTTTTTGAGGACAGAAGTAGGTAATACATACACGGTGAGGTTGATTCCTAATGTAAAGGACCCAGCTAAGACGTTCTTCCATTATTATACACATGGTTGGACTTCGTTTGCAACTGGTCAATACATTAACCAAATCAGTCCCAATACGTGGGGTGAACGTGATCCTATTGCTGAAACTAGGTATAGGTTGTCCAAGACTGGTTCTGAAGATGAAAAGTCTAAGGCAGCAGCAATTATGCGTCGTGAAAACTGGATGGTCAATGTATTAGTAATCAACGACCCTGTAAATCCTGATAATAACGGCACGATCAAGTTGTTGCGCTTTGGTCGACAGTTGCATAAGATCATTATGGAAGCTATGCAAGGTGAAGAAGCTGAAGATTTCGGTCCTCGCATCTTTGATGTGGCTAAAGGTTGTGATTTTCGCATCAAAGTCGAAAAGCAAGGCGACTATCCAACGTATGTTTCATCAAAATTTGGGTTGCCTAAAGCACTGACCGCTGATTATGAGGGTGGTGTTGAAGCAGTCCACAACGATGCTCATGATCTTGAGTCGGTATTTACGGTGAAATCGTATGACGAACTAAAAGAAATGTTGAACGAGCATTTTTTCTGTGTAAGTAATGAAGAAGAAAGTGCTAGTACAACGTCAGCTCCAGTTGCAGCAGCTCCAGTTATTACCGAAACTAAGACAGCATCGGTAGAAACAAAAGCAGCAACTGATTCACCTGTAAGTTCAGATGAAGACATTGATGATTTGTTGGCTAGTTTAGACAACTTATCATAAAATGGAACAAAAAGAAAGAACCAATGTAAATCATGAAGCAGTAAATGCGGCTCCTCAAGGGGGGCCGCATAACCCCTATGACGACGCATTAGCTTTTAGGTCATTACTTGGTGCAGTTCACGGTGAATTCGACAGAATGGTGAACAATAACATGGTTTCAGAGTCAAATACCCTTAAAAAGGTTAATGGCAAAGCTATTCTTGAAAAGGGTGTAATGGAAATCATGGGTAAACAGAAAGTACAACCAAATGTACCACCCGTTTTAAATCCAACTGAACAAATTCCAGCGCCTGTACCTGTAGCCCAGCCAACTCCTCAACAAATTCCGTTACCACAACCCGTTGTAGAAAATAACCAACCAGTTGATGACCCGAATCAATTAACTTTAAACTTTGATAACACCGCTACTGCACAAGATATTTTTAATAAGCTTGATGATTTAGAAACAAAAATAAACAATCTTACTAAAATAGTTAAAAGTTTATTACCTACCAAAAAAAAGACCATTGTAAAAAAGTAGATACCATCTATAATAAGGTATGGTCATTAATATCAAAGATAAGAGTCAATTAATTAATAGTTATCTAAGGCCTATTAGTGCATTGACTGAGGCGGTTGTAATTAAAAACGTAAATAACAAGCTTTTGTGTATTGCTAATAACGAGCAAGGGCTTATTTTGTGTGCAACATATAATATCGATCTCGAAGATTCAATTAAGCTTAATATACCTAACGTTAAACGACTTGAAAAGGTATTATCATTTATTGAAAGTAATGAGATAGCGTTAAATTACAAAGCAAATGCTCTTTCCTATAAAGATAAAAAGATTAGATTTAAGTATCATTTTCTTGACGATAACATTATTCAATCTCCTAAGTTAAGTCTTGAAAAAATTAACTCTCTCTCAAGTGATATTGAGTTTAAAATTGACTTTAGTAAGATTACCGAATTAGCAAAAGGTGCTGCATTTGTTTCTGAGTCAGATAAGTTATATTTCAATATGAATGAAGAAGGCGTTCATGGTGAAATTACAGATCGTTCTAATTCAGCTGTAGATAGTTATTCGATTCTTTTAAGTGAAGAAGGTGTTAATGTAGATGAATCGTTTCCAGTGCATTTTGATATTGTAAGATTGTTAGCAAGCTCAAACTGCGATGAAATTTCGGTTAAGATTAATACAAATCAAGGTCTTTGTATGTTTGATATTAATACCGACGTAGTAAATCTTAAGTATATTGTACCCGGGCTGCAATCATGAAGAATAAAATATCAACATTAGGTTATTTTAAAAAGAGACTAAAGGATAACGGTTTCATTGTATTAGATTTATTCAAAAATTTTAATGATACCGATAATCGTAAATGGATTGTTATGATCAACCCGGGGGATGAAAGTTTAATACTTACATGCAAGATAGATGAAGACTTTGACTCACCAGTATTTGAATTTACCGATTCAAATTTGAAAATGCCTTTAAAAGTTGCAACATCTTCTATGGAAGTTATTATTGAAAAACTTTTAACTACTCTTAAAGTAAGTAACGATAATAAAAAGTCCCCATACTTTAAAAATAGAACTTGAAAATTTTAAATTAAAAATAAAATATAGATATGACAGACGATAAAATTATAGATATTGTACCTGAAAACGAAAATGTAGAAAATGAAGAAGCTACATATGAACCTAATGACAGAATTAAAGTTTTAGTCCTTGGTAAAGGCTATATCGGTACAACTTTAAGTAATTTTTTATCTTTAGATAACAATAATATTGAAGTACATAGTGTGTCTCGTGATCAATTAAATTATCTTGATAGAAATGATTTATCTCAATTTTTTGCTAATTATGAAGCGGAAGGAATTTCGTTTGATCATGTAGTTAACTGTGTAGGTTATGCGGGTGAAACAAATATTGATGATGCTATCGATAATCAAGAGTTAGCTTACATACTTAACGTGGTATTTCCAACGATCTTAGGCTCAGTTGCTCAAGATTTTGAAATACCGTCTGTCATCAACATTGGGTCTGGGTGTATTTATAACGGTGATTCTGAAAATGAAACCGGTTTTACTGAAACTGATATTCCTAATTTTGGTTTATCTAACAGTGATTCATCTTGGTACTCAAAAACAAAGCACGCTGCTGAATTATCGGTATCATCATCATTTAATAATTCTTATACTTTACGTATTAGAATGCCATTTAGTGAAGTACCTTCTGAAAATGGTAATAGAAACCTATTTGATAAACTTCTTAAGTATAAGACATTGCTTAATGCAAAAAATAGTGCTACTTACTTGTATGACTTACATAATACAATTTATAACATTATTATTTCAAACGAAATCCCATATGGTATCTATAATGTAACTAGTGATGGTACGTTTGACTCTAGTATGTTTTTAGATATTATTAGAGAAAAGAAAGAAGCGCTTAAAGAAGCCGGTATTATTGAAAATGAATCTGAACTCGATGAAGTTTCATTAGTTGAATTAGAAGAATTTGAAGGAAAAGATTTAACTAAGGAAAAACGAAGTGTTACAACACTGGATAATAGCTTAATTAAAGAAACCCTAGCAATTGAATACGCTAATGTTAGTGATAGAGACTTTTTGAGTAAAATTATTGATGATTATATTCAAAATAGTAAACAATGATCAATGTACTTGTTATAGGTAAGGGTTATATAGGGGAGTGTTTGGCTAAATTTTTAGGTTTTGCTAGAAAACACGAAATCTTTACCTATAATATAAGCAGAAAAGACGTTGATTATTGGTCATATGAAAATTTATATGATTACTTTGAAGAAAAAAAGAATGAAGGTATAGAATTTGATTTTGTTATAAATTGTGTAGGTTTTTATCAAAATATTACAAATTATCAACGTTCTCATTATTTTTTAAATACATCTATACCTTTTATTATTCACTCTATTTGTTGTAAATTTGATTCAAACTATATTCATTTTTCTTCCGCTGAAATTTATGATTTACCATGGCAAACGGACGAAGGCGGGTGGCAAGACCCAAAGGAAACCATGGCATGGATGGAACATCACTTACCAGATGCAAATATTATAATTCGCAACAAATATAAACCTTTTGCTAACACCCATTATATAGTTGAAAATTGTTTAAAATATACTCCTAAAACTTTTATTTTACGAATTAAAAATGTGGTAAGTGAAACTTATCATTTAAACAATAAGTTTATAAAATTATTACCTATAAACGATTTTGTAGACAAATATAATCAAATTACATTTATTCCAGATTTATGCAATTTTGTATATGAAATAATTAATTGCAAGGTACCGTATGGTGTATATAATATGGTTTCTAATCAAACTTTTCACCCGAGCATGTTATTAGATCTTACAAAAAAGCATGAAGAACTTTTAAAAAAGAATAAAATGAATTTTTGTCCTTTCGAACGTTACAAAATTCATGAAGATTTAAGTATAAAAGATGATATATCATTTAGTAAATTATCAAATTTTAAAGTTAAATCCTTTATTAAACTAACTGACATAAATCAACAAACAGTAGAAGAAATATTTTTAAAAATTATTCGTGATAAAGAAGAATTCGATTCATATTTTGAATTTTATAATGAATCTACCGTACATTTAAGAAATCAAGTAAAAAGGGACGGTATAGATAACAGTAGATTTGATAAAGAAATAGAACATTTATGGATATCTTAGTAACAGGTGGGTTTGGATTTATAGGAAGTCATTTATGCAATTATTTTAAGGATAAAGGTTGCAATATACACAATATTGACTGTAAAACATATGCATGTGATTATGTTAATTTAAAAAATGTAAATGTTAATCAACATTACAATTTAGATATTACAGATTTTAATACTTTAACTGCAGTTAACAAACAATTTAGATATGATGCTGTAATACATTTAGCGGCTGAAAGTCATGTTGATAATAGTATTAACGACCCAGGGTTATTTGCTAACACTAACGTAGGGGGTACTATTAACATGCTTAATTTAGCAAAATTTCTTAACATTCCTAAGTTCATTCAAGTTTCAACAGATGAAGTTTACGGTTCAATGAGTAAAGATGAACCTTCATGGACGGAATCTTCTCCTATCGATCCTAATTCTCCTTACTCGGCATCAAAAGCAGGTGCAGACGCAATTGCTATGGCTTATCACCGTACATATGGTATGGATGTACGTATAACTCGTTGTTGCAACAACTTTGGTATAGGTCAACATATTGAAAAACTTATACCTAAATCAATTACTACTGCTAATAAACACGGATATATTGATATTTACGGTAACGGTACAAATATTAGAGAATGGATACATGCAGAAGATCATGCAAGAGGTATTTTTAAAGTATTACAATATGGTGAACCCGGTAATATATATAATATAGGTTCAGAAATAGAATTAACCAATAATGAGATAGCTTCTATGGTTAGTACCTTTACTGGAACTAATGCGAAAATAAATTATATTCAAGATAGAAAAGGTCACGACAAAAGATATTCATTAAATTGTAATAAGATTAAAAATCTTGGTTTTAAATGCAGAAGATCTATTCGTGATAGTAAGGAATGGGATGAAATGGTTCAATACTACAAAGAATATTAAAAAGCCTGAAAAAAGGTATTTGTATGCAGTAAAAAATGGCGACCATGCTGGTAAATTTATAGCATATATAGATACTCTGCAAGATCACTATTGTTTTCTCGCAGTACCTGGTAATGAAAAACTAAAAGTACCTATTAAAGATTTCGAAGACGGGATAGACAATAAGATAGTTGAATTCGTAGAAAAATTACCTAAAGACGTTTATAAAGTTTTAGAGGCTCAGCACTTAACTTGACTATCATCGGATTTTTCATATAATAATTGTATGAAATCGTTAAAAGATCGCATTCTTAGTGCTAAAACGAAAAAAGAAATTGATACCCTCTTCGAAGAGTATTCTACGTATACTGAAGTTTCGGTAAATACGAAAACTAAAATTAAAAAAGCAGTAAAAAAACGTATTGACGAATTAGACGGTGCAGTCAAAACTAAAAAGGCTAAAAAAACCAAAAAAGTTAAAGGTGCATAATGACAACTCTTATTTTAGATGCAAATAATCTTTTGTATCGTACTTTTTGGTTTAGTAAAAATAATATTGAGGGTGAAGACCTTTCTACTCTCATGTTCCTACGAGCAGTTAAGTCATATGTAGATAAATTTCGCCCTACACAAGTTTATGCAGCATGGGATAAAAAATTATCATACCCTTCAACTAACTTTCGTAAAAATACTTCCAATGGTACATACAAAAGCAATCGTGATAGTGAAGTAGCTAAAGAAGCTCACCGTAATGATGTACTAATTAAAGACCTGCTTAACTGTTTAGGTATCAAAAGCATTTATCCAAACGTTATGGAAGCTGATGATGTAATTGCGTACTTATGTCATAAGTTACCGGGTAAAAAGTTTGTTGTAACTGTTGATAAAGACTTATATCAACTGATAAATGAAAGTACTTTTGTTTTTAACCCGATTCAAAAAGTTACCGTAACACCTGATAACTTTACGACGTATACTAAAGGAGTTGAAATTAAACATTTTCTTGATTACAAAGCTCTTATTGGTGATAATAGTGATAACATCAAAGGATTATATAAAGTTGGTCATAAACGTGCATTAAATCTTATTGAAAAGTTTAATGGTGAAGATCCTTCTAAAGTATTAAATGAACAACAATACGAAATTTATACAAAAAATATTCAAATCATGGATCTTAAATTAGGTTATAAATTTTATCCTGAAGAAGAACCTATTTACAACAGACAAATGGAAGAAGGCATGCCGGAAAAAGATTTGACCACATTTTTTAATCATTGTAAAACTTACAAATATGGATCTATTCTTAAGAATAAAGATAAATGGATTAGTACCTTTAAACTAAATGATTCATTGCAAGAAGTTGTAGCTAAATTAAATATTTGATATGAATAATAACATTAATAATATGCAAATGGTACGACCGGTAGCTATTACCAGCCCTATTTCTGGTAATCCAGTACACCCTAGGTTGCATACCTTTGAAAGAAATGGTCAAATTGTCACTGAAGCACATTGGATTGACCCTAACAGCGGCGCTTTTATTAGAAAAGGGGTCGTTTCTATTGAACCTAAGCAGAAATAGTATATAATCCTCCTTGGTATATGATTTTACCTGAGGCATACATCGTACAAAAATTTTATCAGTACGCTGGACGGCCAAAGTACAACAGACTTGCTAAAACATACCAAGGAGGGTGTCCTGTGTGTAGAGAAGGCAAGTCTTGGGGTAAAAAACGTCGTCTATTTTATGTAATTACTGATAATTTTTTGCATTGTCATAATTGCGGTTGGCATTCCAGTCCTATGAACTGGATTGTCGAAGTAGCTAATATGACTGTTAGTGAAATTTATAAGGAAGCAGAAGAATATGATCTAATACCCGATGATGTAAGTGAAGTTAACTTAAATGATGCAGTAAAACGTGTTTTTAATAAATCACTTCCTGAAGATAGTATTAATTTATTTGATAAAGGTCAAATTAGTTATTATAAAACTAACCCAATCGTTCAAACTGCATTAAACTACATTAAAAAGCGTAAATTAGATACAGCAGTTAACAAACCTAACGGATTATATGTATCTCTTAAAGATAAAACTCATAAAAACAGACTTATAATACCTTTTAACGATGTTAACGGTAAAATTATCTTTTATCAAAGTAGAACTATTATTGAAAATCGTAAATTTAACTTACCAAAATATCTTGGAAAGGTAAATAGTGATAGAAGTTTATTTAATATTAATAAAATTAATGAAAGTATTGATCAAATCTTTATTACTGAAGGACCAATTGATGCTTTCTTTATTGAAAATGGTGTAGCAGTAGCTGGTATTAATGAAAACAGTGATAATTTATTAACAGCATTACAAAAACAACAAATATTACGGTTTCCTTTTCATGAAAGAGTTATTGCATTAGATTCTCAATGGCAAGATAATGCATCATTGAAGAAAACTAAAGTATTAATTGAAAAAGGTCATAAAGTTTTTATATGGCCCAAGAAATTTGGTGAAAAGTTTAAAGATTTTAATGATATGTGTATAAATTTGAACATAGAAAAAGTCCCAACTAAGTTTATCACTGATAATTCGTTTAAAGGCTTAGAGGGACTTGTAAATTTATCTCAAATTCGTTATTAGGTATCAGCTGAATGCATATACCCTTTAAGATTCTCAATAAGAGAACTTAAATCCATTGCAACTCTTGCAATTTTCTTTGTTTCCGCACTTGCAATCTTATCAAAAAGAGTATCACAGCTTGCATTATGAAGTTTTGTTTGTACTGAATCACCTTCTCCATTAAGATAGTTGGTGAATTCTTCCATTTCTGATATCCAACTTGCCAATTCCTGGGCTTGCACCGCATTGTTAGCCTTGGCCATATCTTCTGCTGACTGTTGAGGGGCGTCGACATTGAAATCAGCTGCGTCAGTTTCAGGTTCAAGCTGTGTCTCCATAGCCTCTGTATCTGTAATCGTAACTGTCTCGTCTTGCTCAAGTAATGTAATAAAACGTTTACTGAAAAAGCTCATACATTTATTTAATCTCTCCTATAAATAATAATATGGCAAGTAATAAATTACTTTTAGAAGATCAAATTAAAATGTACAATAAGTGGGTTCGTGGTATCGCTACAAGAGAGCAAAAACCTTCTCACGTTACGGTAGGTGACTTATTACAAGCTAGTGGTACTAATGATGCAAATAAAGCTCCGTTAGAGCTCCCTTACCCTATGACGCATATCGTTGAAGATATGGGTGCATTATTTTTAGCAACTGATAACATCGAATCAAAAGCTAGAAAAACTAAAGAAAATCCTCTTGTTACTGAAAGCGAAGATGCATCTGAACATTTAGATAAATTTATCGAACGTTGTGAAAAAATTAAAAAGATTTTAAACAACATGACAGAAAATTTGGACGTTATTGTTCAACGCAAACCTTTCGAAAGTGAAAATACTGAAGCTTGACTTAGATAGATATTTGAATAAAATAATTATGTGACGATTTTTAAATCGATACTAATTCTTTCCGTAGTTAGTTCATTTATTGGAGGGTGTTTTGTTCTTTTGAATATTTCATTCTTTCCGGTATTTGGGCTTTCCTTTATTGCTCAGATACTTATTTGGAATCTTTTTAATAATTGGAAAAATCAGCAAACTCAAATAGAATTTGAACAAATACAAAATGAAAGAATAAAGGAGTTTTCAAAACAGGGATTAAATTGTATATGTCCGGATGAGAATTGTAATCATAAAGCTTTTGTACCAATTGCATTAAATGAAGATAATGAATACGAATGCCCTGAATGTAAGAAAAAAATAAAAGTATATATAGGAGCTAAAACATTTTTAGCAACTACCCCCGTGCAAGAAGATCCTTTTAAGAATTTTAATTTCGTTGAAGGTAAAGACTATGACAATTAATTTTAATGAACAATCAAATAAAGCTATAGCGCCTGTAGCTGAAGAAAAACCTAAAGAAAGGTACTACGATACTCCTTATTATCATTCGTATCAAAAAGGTATCATGGCAGCTAAAGCTACTTTAGATGAAAAAAATAAAGATAGAATTTTAGAAAATTTAATTAAGGTTGTGCTTGATGATGTGCTTGAACAGAACTCAAATAATATTTCTTCAAACAACAATATTTTAAAACTGAATATGCAAGTAATAGAAAGTGCATTAAAAAATACCAAGCTAAGTAATTTTTCGTTTGACGTAAAGCGGGTAGCATCTATAATAGAAGGATATGGAAAATTCATTGAACAAAAAAACAATTGAAGATATGACCGACGAAGAAGTTTCACGCTGGTTGTGTTTGTTTGAAGCAGTAAATTATGTTGCAACTAAAGCAGAAAAATTAGGCATCGATATCAACAAAAATGATTCGTGGATCAAACCTTTAGCATTTAAGAATTACATTTCAGAAATGTATCAAAGTACGCTTATAAATTACAAGATGGGTGATGTAGAAACCGAACCAAGATCAGTCAAAGAATTTATTTACAGAGACAATGCACTACATTCTTAATACAAGTTTTCAGACACCGGGTGGGTCTTTGCATAGACCAAAAATTGGAGGACCAACTAGATTTGGAATGGAGCAGAATGTATCACAACCTACTCTTAACCCTAAGTTTGAACCCGGTACTGTTTACACGCTTGTATATATTAAGAAAGTGGAAGATGGGGTTGAATATACATTCAAATCATCAAAAGGCACGGTAGTTGAAACTTTTCATTCATGTAATGAAGCTGATAAATTCATAGCTGAAATGAGAAATGAGCAACTACCTGATTACGAAGATTTTTACAAAAATCTTAGAAGTTAACTTCCATAAGGACCAAATGGACCCGACTCGGAGGTTTCAGTATTGCCATAGCCCCCGTATACGTCGTCGTAATCAAATCCAGAATAATCAAAAATAGCTTTTGATAACTCTTCAAGATCATCTTCGTAACTCTTAGGTGAAGATCTATCTTGCATACCATCTGCAAGTACACCGGAAAACTTATCATCATATACTTGATCACTTCCACCTTCAGCACTAAGACCGGGTTCAAAGCTGTAGTCATAACGTTTAGCTTTTATCATCCAAACATAATGACCCATTAATGGATTAATACGTGCAATATCTTCATCAAGACGCTCTGTTATTTCAAATTTCTTACCCGTGCGTGGAAAAGGCCTATCATCACCAAACTCAGTTAATTCTAAAATGTCACCTGCTTTAGGCTCTTGTAAGTAACCAAATGTATTGTAAAAAGCACTTATGTGAATAAAGCCTGTAAATTCATCATCAGAATCAAAACCATACTTTTGAAGTATGACTGCATTTTCTTGAAGCTCTAATAAAATTATAATTTGTTTCGGGTTTTTAAACACTTTAGTAGGTTCTTCACCATAAATGTTTCCAGGACCAGCTTCAGGTATACCGTCAGCGGATAAAGTATTGTAAGGATTTTGCCAGTAAGTTATTCTTTGACCATACAAACAGATTTGTTCAAACCACCAATTACTAATTACCAATATTTCACACGCTAGATTATCTTTATCGGTAAATCTAAAACAAGGATTACACTCTTTAGGTTTAGGATAAATTGAACCGCTACTATTAGGGGTTGGTACACCTGGAAGAAAACCAGGCATAACTTGATTTGTTCCTGTATACCATGCAATAGACATTATCTTAAATAGCTCCTTTTATTTTTATTTGTTCTCATAAGGTAATACCTACCGTTTGGTTTTACCCCAATAGCTACACCAGACTTTTTTAAACCTTTTGGGCGTCTTATATCTTTTACACCGAAATGTTTTGATAACTTATAAGCATCTTGTGGGCTGATATATAAAAATTTTGGCCCAGATGGTTTTTGCATTACTTTAAAACAATTTGGTAGTTCAGAGACTTTTAAATAATCAGGAATGGTTGAAGCATGCTTTCTCATCCCCGGGTCTCTTACTACAGCATGTTGTTGTCTATGGTTTGTTTTATTAGAATTAAAAAATGATTCACTATAAATGTCGTCGTAGTTTTGATTTATAAGTGTGTGTAATTTATCTATGTATTCTGTGTTTCTAAGATATTTAAAAGTAAGATTACCAACTGAAAATTCACCCACTCCTTTAAGACCCTCTTGTCTCATCTTTTTAATTTTTTGAAACACTCTTCTTCCATACTCATATAGAGCTTTTGACTTGTTTGGATCGGAAATCTTTTTAGTAAGCTCTTCAAGTTTGTCAATTACAAATTTAAAATCTTCAAATTTCTTTTTTACATCGTCATCATTGATAGTAGGTGGGTTGTATTTAGGTTTCTTAACCCAATCACCATCTTTTAGAGAATAAAGTCCTGTTGAAACGTGAGGTTCTTTTGTATCTTGAAAATATAATTCTACATCATGACCTTTTATTTTGATATCATGTTTTGTATTCCAAATAAACCTAATACCATCTAATGCTGCTTTTACTAAATCGGTATCTTCATCAATTTTTTTAAAATCTAACAATACATGTACATCTAAATCGCTTTTAGGTGTGTAATTAAAATTAGCTAAACTACCAGTTAACTGAATATCGTCAATTTTAGGTAATTTTATGTTTACATCATCCAAAAAGTTGTTAGTAATATCGACAAGCTTCTTTCGCAAAGCAGGAATCATTTTATCCTTAATATAAAATTTAGGACTTAATGTATCGTTATAGAACTTCACAATAATATTTAAGCAAAAAAAATGCCTACTAAGCGCTTAGTAGGCATTTTTGAACTATTCTATTTTTTACGTTTAACCATTACGTTGGAAAAACTCTTGATTTCCGCCCTTAATCTTGCTCTTTACAACATTAGCGGAACCTTTGACGGATGTTGGGTTACCCTTCTTCATATTGTGAAGAGGTGTTCCTTCATCGCCATCATCACCAACTTTATCAGTAACCTTACCGTCGCCACCTTTACTACCTACTTTAGAGGTATGTGCAGATTTTACAACGTTAGAACTACCAGTAACCGGTGTTGGGTTACCTTCTCTCTGGTTAACTAATGGGTTACCTAAATCTTCAGCTTCGATTTCTTCACCAAAGTAGTTGAAGCTTTCTTCGTCTTCATCTTCTTCACCTTCGTAATCTTTGTAGTGACCTTTAGGACCTTCACCTGCTTTGGTTTCGTGACCATCCACCTTTTTACGTCTGTACTGGTGTTTACCGGTACCATAACGCTTGGAATGCTCTTCATCCTCGTCCTCTTCCATTTCTTCGTAATCTTCGTGACCATCTTCTTCATCCTCACCAAGTTCACCTTCTGCTTCCATATCAGCTTCGTCATCTCCGCCTTCTACTTCAACGTCGAGTTGGTCAGCAAGTACTTCATGAAGTTTGGTTGCTAAATCTTTGTCAATGGTAATTGTGATTTCATCTGATGCTTCGACTTCGTCGCCGTCATCATCACCGATGCCGAGCTCAACTGCGTCAAACTGATCTTCATCCATCACTTCCTCGTATAAACGATCAAAAATAGACTTATTCTTTGCCATACTATTATTTATATTCTCTTTTGCAATTTTCTTGTTTTCAGCTTTAAAATATGTATCAGCCCCTTCATCAGACATTTGTTTTACATCAAATGCATTTTCATCACCAATGGCGGGGTTTTCAGGATCTAACTCAGTACTGGTAAAATTAGCAGCTCCTTGGGGCCCAGAATTGTCGTGAACAAACCCTTTATATTTACCGGGCTTTGCTGCTGGCATTTTAGTTTTAACTTTTTTACCAGCTCTTTCATAAGTAGTATCAATAGCTTTACCGGGTTTTAATTGTTGTTTAGCAGCTGCTTTACCGGGTGGGTTACCCGCAACTGCAGCATATGCTTCTTCGATTTGAATAAGATCTCTTTTTCTATTCATGATGTTTAATATTTAAGTAATTTTCAGCTAATAAAGTCATATCTCTATCACCATGTGAGTTATATGACTCTTTTTTAACTTCATTGCCAGTAATTTTTTTGTAGGCCATAGCTTGACCTAATTCATCTTCATCTTTTTTACGTTTTTTAACAAAATCTTTTATGTATGCTTTTTTAGCATCCCTAACTTCTTTACTAGCGTGTGATTCGTCGCCGTGTACTCTAGCTTTTAAATGTTTATTGATAACATTAATAGCTTTTTCTAAATCCATGTCATCTTCTTCTTGTTCATCGGGGTCATCAATATGAGGACCACCTCCTGATGCAGGATCGTCCGGGGTATCTTGAGCAAATCTTTGTGATGTTTGACCAGGCTCTTCGGAACCCATAGCTTCGTCACCCCAACTTTCGGGTTGCTGATTAGGACCAAGATCTTCTGCGTCTTCCTCACCTATATCTAATTGATCTTTAGGTATTTCAGCTAACCCAACTCCTAAATCCATTAAAACTGAATCGCCTAAATCTTGAACTACTTTACCTTTATAGGTTTCAATACCGATACCAGCTCCTATTTGGTCTAAAGAAGGTTTAGTAGTAAATGATACTATTTTACCTTCAATACTTTCCTCTTCATTTGACTGGTAAACCGGTTGTTGTTGCTGCATTGCAGGTTGTTGTTGCTGCATTGCAGGTTGTTGTTGCTGTTGTTGAGCCGCAAGTTGCATTAACATTGTAGGATCTTGCATCATTGCTTTAGTAGCTTGAGCTGCTCCTGACTGAATACCTCTTTGAGCAGCTTGACCGGCTTTTTGTACGCCTTGTTGTACAGCTTGACCGGCTTTTTGAGCTCCTTGTTGAACCATACCAGCTGCTTTTTGTGCAATAGGTTTAGCAACTGCTGCAGCTTTCTGTGCTAACGGCTTAGCTACATTAGCAGCTGCTTGGGCTCCTTTTCCTACCAATTGAGCACCCATTTTCGCAACAGGAGCTGCCATACGAGCAGCTGCACCACCAGCAGCTACAAGAGGAGCTACCACTTCTTGAATATTTTCTTCATCTTCATAATTGAAATTATCTTTTAAATTTAAAACTGGGTCTTCATCTTCGTCTTTATCAGCTAATTCTTGACCAAATGCACTTGATTGTTCATCTTCATCAGGAAATAACTGACCTTCCATATCTTTTTGTGATAAAAATTTTAACAAGCCTAAAAACTGTTTAAATGTTTTATGTTTACCTTGAGTAGTAACATTACCGTCGGGGTGCATTAAAACTCTACCCGGAATACCGTTTATTTTTTTAACAAACAAAATTCTACCATCACCATGTTCTTGCTGAATATCGTATTTACCGGTTCTTAAAAGTCTATCCCTATTAAGATTTCTAAAATAATTTTCACCAGGTTCGCCTACGATATCAATACGGTCATCATCGAGTTTTTGCAACCCTTCGTATAATAAACCAAGATCATTTAAATCTCTTT